AAGGGGGTAAGAGAAGATGAATGAAGTTGAATGGACTAAAGATAATATGATTGAAGTGAACCTTAAGGAACCTGATGATTTCTTAAAAGTTCGTGAGACACTTACTCGTATAGGAGTTGCATCTCGTAAAGAGAGAAAACTTTTTCAGTCATGTCATATCCTCCATAAGAAAGGACAATACTACATTGTACATTTTAAAGAACTATTTGCACTAGACGGAAAGAAAGCAAACCTATCAGACAATGATGTACAAAGAAGAAATAGAATTATTAAACTACTATCTGATTGGGGTCTTGTAGAGATCGTAAAAGAAACTGATATAAAAGAAGTCGCACCTTTAAGTCAAATCAAAGTTATAGCATTTAAAGAGAAGGGTGAGTGGACATTAGAATCAAAATATAATATAGGAAAGAAACGCACTACAGAATGAGCAATTTTTCATATGATGTTCATTGGTTGAACTCACCTGGATACCTAACAGCAGAGGTTCCATCTGCTGTCGCAGCAGAACTGCGAGGTAGTATGGATTCATTAGTGAAGAACTCTGATACAGATGCTAGGACAAGTCTAAGGGGTCACTTACAAGAAGAGTGGACACTACCTTTGACTAAAGAGATTAGCGCATTCACTCGTTGTCTTTCATATGAATACATTAAACAGTTTGGTTTCCAACCTGCTATGGGTGTAGCAGAAACCATGAGAGATATTGAAACATCTGATTTTAAACTACAAAGACTATGGGTAAACTATCAAAAGAAATATGATTTCAATCCTCTGCATATACACAGTGGAATATTCTCCTTTGTAATCTGGGTTCAAATACCATATGATTTAGAAAAAGAGAGAGCACGATATGTTGCAAATGAAAATGAAACTGCATCTTTTATGTTTCAGTATAATACAGCATTAGGAGGACTAGATACAAGATACTTACATATAGATAAATCTTGGGAATGGAAGATAGCATTCTTTCCCGCCAGACTCAATCATGGAGTCAATCCATTCTATACAACAGACAATACACGCATCTCAATAAGCGGAAATCTTTATTGTATAGATAATAATGTAGAGCACTAAAATTATGGCAGAAACAAAAAAGATCGAAGAGAAACCAAAAGGTTTAATCGGTAAACTAAAAGATGCTGCTGAGGACAAAGACGAGCAACTTGCAATCCTCTCTACTTTCGTGAGGTTGTCAGTGTTAGTGTGGTCAGCAGGAATTCTAACTTTGGCATACGTTAAGTTACCAGAGTCATTTAAAATACCAGAACAAAAACTGGATCCGACTTTTATAGCTTCGGTCTTCACAGGAACCCTAGCTACTTTTGGCGTTCAAGCAGCAGGTAAGAAGAAGAAAGGTGCAGGTGGTGATGATGCTCCTAATATATCTAAGAAGGATATGGAGTTTCTCATACAGAAAGCATCAGAAACTGCACCTGCACAAACCATAAGGATCGAACAAGGTCCTGTTAAAATCGTCCCTGACAAATAAACATCATGCAAAAAATTATCAATGTACTTGCTATTGCGTCTAGCGTTGTATCTCTTACCGTTGTTGGCGGTGGTATATATCTATATACACAAAAGGATGCCATCGTAGAAGGAATCCAATCAAAGGTCATGAACGCTGTAGGTGATGCGATCCCAGATATGCTAGGTGGATCAATGCCTAAACTAACAGGTCCTGCACAGTCACCACCTACTGCGAAACCAGAAGCGATAGGTAATAGTTTCACCCCACCAATGCCATGAACAAGTGGTTTGCTGCTAGTTTAGGTGTAGTGCTCGGCATTTCCCATATGGGTCTTGTCGGGTTACTAGTGACTAGGCAGAAAGATGAGTTACCTACAATCAATATTCCGACAACAGATTACTCTACCTATCAGGCAGAGGTAACTAAAGATGGATATAAAATTGCTTATAGAGCAAATGATCCTAAGACAATGTATATCACTAAAGATATCAAAGAGAAAGCAGGTTTCTTAGGACTAGCAAACAACACAACTAAAGTTGTTGAAGAGTATGTAATGGATGGTAAGACTAACCAAGGCGGTGCTGTATCTAACAAGAGATCATGGATAGATAATCCACCAGGTTTGACTCAAGATCAAGCAGCAGAGATAAGTGCTCAAAGAATCGCATGCATCAAAGCAGTAGGATCGGGAGAAGGAACTGGGAGAGTTGTTGGGACTAGTATTGGTGCTGCTGCTGCTCCTACTCTTTCCTCTATTCCCTTTGTTGGTTGGGTTGCTGCAGGTTGGGTAGCAATGTTTGGTGGTAACCAAGGTGCTGAGATCGGTGGTAATATGGCAGAAGACATGAGCAAGGACTGCTAATGACTATCCCCTCCATAATAATACATGGTGGTAATGTTCCTACGATTAGAACAACACAGATTTTCACTCCACCATCATGGTTGACTGACAATCCCCCTCAAGCAATCCCTATCTATGGACCTGTAGCAAGTCCTGATATGATAGGGGTTCCTGTTATTGATATACCTGGATGTGTAGAAGCACATGAGCAGAACAGTAACAGTATAATGAAGAATAAAAATCTAGAGAAGGATGACCCCGATGGTGTCGTAGTTTATTGCGATGCAGGGGTTCCTTCTTATGATGCAATGAACTATGAACCAGAGCAATTAATAATCACAAGAGAAGCACCTGTACCAGAAGTTGAACCGCCACCAGAAGTTGAACCACCTGAGGTTCCTGATACTGGTGGTGTAGGTGGTGAAATACAATGTCCAGGTCCTGCACAACTAAGAGTTGGTGATATCACACAGTCTGGGGATGAGAAAGTTATAGGTCATGAACTTAGTCCTGACGGTAAAACCTGTGTGACATTATATGAGGCAACCTCTGTTACTGATAAGTACCTACCTTCACCAAATCAAGTGACCACTACCGTAGCAATAGCAGTGGTCGCAACAGCAGGAGCAGCAGCAACTCCATTACTTTTAAGAGTAATCAAACCAGTCATAAAAAAACTCACAACTACAATCCAAAAGAAACTTGGAAAGCATCGTGAGTTATCAAAGAGTGAGATTGTTGCTAATCGATATCGCCAATCGAAAGGTTTAGATCCTTTAAAGATTCCGAAGAAGTTGAAAAAGAAGTAGGTTGTATATCGTGTACATGAGGAGTGATAACGTTCTTACCATTGACCATAACGTCAGCACATATAGCATAGTAAGGAGAGTTTGGATGGAAGGATATACCCTCTTTGAGTAAATTTCCACAATTTTTCAATCTGGCAATCTCAAAATCTAATCTCTTGTTAGCATGTGCTTGATTCATCAATGCGATATTTGCTGCAGCAGCATCTTTACATTGTTGCTGTAGTTCTTTGTCTAATGGTTTAGACCATGTAGCACTAATACCTAGACCTACGTTATAGTTATCTTTCTGCCCTGTACGGTTTGGAGTGAAGTATAAAATTTCACCAGGATTATCTGGTACACCATCATCATTAGCGTCAATCATGTTGTACACTGGCGAATCCCACCATGCTTCGTATGGTTTTTGTGCTGATGCTGTAAAAGTGGCATATGGAGTTACGTTCATGGTAGGACCTTGACACTGTATCCCATTACCATATGTGTTTGTTATATACGGACCTTGTAAAACTTGTATTGCCTGGTTGGTAACTGACCCACTACTATTCGCGATGGGACTAGCAGTCGCAGATACACCACCTACGTCACTTGCTTTAACTGTAGGGACGTTAGCAAGTTGAGACAAACATAAGACTATTGAGAGAAGATACTTGTTGTGTCTGTTACGCTTGTTACCTCTGTTACTCTTTGTATTATTGTGTGATTGGAAAGACCTGGGGCTTGATACGTCTCTGTAAACTGAAACGCTGCTCCTGGTGTTGTCTGTACGAATGTTGGTTTGGTGTCGATCCCAGTCCATGTCGAAGTCACTCCGTTAATAGTCACGTTAGCATCAGTAGTAGTAGGTGAGAGATTACCACTAGCGGTTACCCCTGACCCCGTTACCGAAAATTGATACCCAGTATTGTAATCCATCGAATTAATTGTCTCCGTCACCTTAGAAGTCGTCTGGGTGTTGGAAGTCATCGAGCCTTGTGTAAAATTCGGGACCACGGGCACAGCATATACTGGTGCACTTGCTAGTACACCTAGTGCTACTATATGTATACCCTTTCTCAACATGCCTAGAATGCAGTAACCTCAGTTACGAACTGACCTGTTGTAGCAGTACCTATGTTACCAGTACCTGTTAAGGTGATCGCGTGAGCATTAGTTATAGTACCTGGTGCATTAGTAGAACTGTTTTGAGTTCCTGCAGATGTGATTGATACACTACCGAAGTCTGAGTATTCAGAACTAGTTCCTGCTATGTCACCCTGAGTGAATGACTGAGAGAAGGAGAAACTACCTGATCCTGACTGAGTTCCTGTGATAGAACCTACTGTTGCAACACCAGTTGTTGCATTATAACTGTTGATACCAATACCATTTGACACTGCTGACGCACCATCACCTGCAGGTGTATGAGTTGTCGTAACATTAGTTCCAGATATAGAGTAAGAGTTACCTAATCTTGAATATGTTGCCTGTTGAGCGTCTACTGTATGCTGTAGACTGGACTGATGCCTAATAGATAGGTTTGCCATAGCGGGAGAACTTACTCCTGCCAACAATAATATAGCTAATAATTTCTTCATGTTTACACACTATGATGTACAACTATATAGGTTCTGCATTCTCTACATTAGTGTTCGGTGTGTACCATTTTCATTAAGATAAGATTATGGTTAAATAAACATGTACGCTTCGGGTACAAAAACTAAACACTCGCTTATTAAAGGAGAACTATGACTAACTTAACACGTTGGACATCTAAGGATGTCGATGCAATTTTTAATGCAGCAAACAGATATAGTATCGGATTCGATGATCTATTCGAGAGATTCTATGCATATGGTACAGGAACACCAAAAGGACAATACCCTCCATATAATATTGTCAAAGAGTCCGCAGAGAAATGGAGACTAGAACTAGCACTAGCAGGATGGTCTAAGGATGACATAGAAGTATCAACTGAACAGAACGTGATACTGATTAAATCTAAGGATCAAGAGAAAACAGACACTACTGATTATGTACATCAAGGTGTAGCAGCAAGATCTTTTGCTAGAGGATTCAACCTATCAGATGATGTAGAGATCGGAGAAGTAACCTTTGTTAATGGAATGCTAACAATAGAGTTACAAAAGGTAATCCCAGAACATCAAAAGAGAAAAGTTTATGATATAGTATGATGTAAAGGTTTCTTTATTGCTTTGAAATACTTAACTCATCCTTTAACTGTCTTAAATCTACTCATAGTAGGTTCTTTCATTCTCATTGAAGGATTACATGTTAACTATCACAGAACAGAACCACCGTGTTCTGCATTGGTAGAGGGTGCTTGACACCCTCTTTTTTTGTGGTATAATAGAAGAGTTCCTATTCAATCTATGAGTATAAGAATCGTAAGAACAAGAAACGGTGAAGACATCATTGCAGATTTATTTGAAGTAACAACTAAGGAGAAACCTGATGAAGCAGTTGCTTTTCAGTTGCGTTTCCCATATAACGTATGGTTAGAAACACCAGAACCAAAGTTGTTATCAGAAAATGATTCTGGTGAAGTTATAACTAAGAAGAGTAACCCAGAGATTCGTTTTGAACCTTGGGCACCCTTATCAAAAGACCGTAGCATTATGATGAAACTTGAAGAAGTTGTCAGTGCATACGAAACCTACCCTGAGGTAGAAGCAAAGTACAACAAAATTGTGGAGGCAGAAAGTGGAAGAGGAAATGATGCAACAGGAGCTTCGTTTGATCCTCCTCAAGGAGCGCAACGAGTTTCTTCTGGGGAAGATAACGGAACTGGACGAGGAACCGTCGATTCTGATAGAGAACTGTTATGAAGTTAGAGGTGAAGAGGATATAGTTCCTTTCCCTCCATACTCTTCTCAGCGTGACTTGTTCTTGACAAGTGACGTAATTTTTACTATACTAGAACCAAGTGAAAAACTTGTAGAAATCTACAACAAATTATAATGAGTTCTTTTTATACGAACATTCAACTGGCAGGAGATACAATCCTGTACAGAGGATACGAGGATGGTGAACCAGTTCAGTATCGTGCTAACTTCTCACCAACCTTGTATACTCTATCAAGAAACAAAGAAAAGTGTACCACATTGGATGGTAGACCTGTAGCACCTATACAGTTCCAGACAGCAAGAGAAGCAAGAGACTTTATCAAACAGTATGATACAGTTGAAAACTTTGAAGTTCATGGTTATGAAAGATTTGTCTATCAATATATTCGTAGAGAATTTCCCAACGATGTAGATTATAATATTGATCAGATGAAAATATATGCATTGGACATTGAGGTTCAATGTGAGAACGGATTCCCAAATGTAGAAGAAGCAGCAGAAGAAATGCTGTCTATCTCTATCAAAGATATGGTGACTAAGAAGTATATAAGTTGGGCAACTAGAGAGTGGGACGCACCTGATAATGTAGAAACAAGAATATTTTGGACAGAGAATGAACTACTAGAAAACTTCTTAAAGTGGTGGGCAGAGAATACTCCTGACATACTTACAGGATGGAATGTCAACCTTTATGACGTTCCGTACATTGCTCGTCGTGTAAATAGAGTGTTGGGGGAAAAATGGATGAAGAGTCTATCCCCATGGAACAGGGCAAATGAAAGGGAGGTTTATGTCCAAGGAAGGAAGAACTATGCTTATGACCTTAGTGGGATCAATATCCTTGACTATCTCGATCTTTATCGTAAGTTTACTTATAGTAACCAAGAGTCATATCGCTTAGACCATATTGCTTTTGTCGAACTAGGTCAGAGAAAGGTTGATCACAGTGAGTACGAAAACTTCAAGGACTTCTACACAAAGGATTGGCAGAAGTTCATGGAGTACAACATCCAAGACGTTGAGTTGATTGACCGTCTTGAAGACAAGATGAAGTTGCTAGAACTAGCAATCACAATGGCATATGATGCCAAGGCAAACTTTGAAGATGTATATTCACAGGTAAGAATGTGGGATACAATGATCTTCAATTATCTTGCCGACAAAAACATTGTACCACCACCTCGTAAGGGTGGTAAAAAGAAAGACGAAAAGTATGCAGGTGCCTATGTCAAAGAACCGATTCCTGGAAAGTATGATTGGGTGGTCAGTTTTGATCTCAATAGTCTGTACCCTCACCTTATTATGCAATACAATATCTCCCCAGAAACCCTCAAGGATGACAGACATCCAACAGCAACGGTTGATAGAATCCTTCAAGAAGAGATAGATATAGGAAAGGAATGTACAGTATGTGCTAACGGTGCTCAGTATCGTAAGGATATACATGGATTCTTACCTGAGATGATGCAGACAATCTACGATGAACGCACCATCTACAAGAAGAAGATGTTAGTCTCAAAGCAGAAGTATGAAAAACAACCAACAGAACAACTCAAACGAGACATCTCGAAGTTCAACAACATCCAAATGGCAAGAAAGATTCAACTTAACTCTGCCTACGGTGCTATCGGTAACCAGTACTTCAGATACTATAATCTTACGAACGCTGAAGCGATCACACTCTCAGGACAAGTCTCAATCCGATGGATAGAGAACAAGATGAATGCATTCTTGAACAAAACACTTAAAACAAAGGAGACTGATTATGTTATTGCTGCTGATACCGATTCCATTTATCTTAATCTGGGTCCTTTGGTTCAAGGTGTATACAAGGGGAGAGAGAAAACTGATGAAGTCGTTGTGCGGTTCCTTGACAAGATCTGTAAAATGGAACTTGAACCTTTTATTTCGCGTTCTTACGAAGAACTGGCAGGGTACGTTAATGCGTATGAACAAAAAATGATAATGAAGCGAGAGAACATCGCATCATCTGGTATATGGACAGCAAAGAAAAGATATATTTTAAACGTATGGAATAGTGAAGGTGTTCAATATGAAAAACCCAAACTAAAAATTATGGGTCTGGAAGCAGTAAAGTCATCTACACCTATGGCATGTCGTAATGCTATTAAAGAATGTCTTGAAGTTATTGTCAATGAAGATGAGGAGGCAGCACAGGCATTCATTAGAGACTTTAAGAAAAAGTTTTCATCGTTGCCTGTTGAAGACATCTCATTTCCTCGTGGATGCAATGGGATAAATAAGTGGGCGAACCCGACAACAATCTATAGTAAAGGCACACCAATACATGTTAGAGGTGCCTTATTATATAACTTCTACAACAAGAAACACAAACTAACACATAAGTATCCTCTTATACAAGATGGCGAAAAGGTAAAGTTTGTTTATCTCAAGACACCAAACAAGATGAGTGAGAATGTGATGAGTTATCTCAATACATTCCCTAAAGAGTTTGAACTTGACAAACATGTGGATTATGATATACAATTCACAAAGAGTTTCCTTGACCCAGTAAAAGTTATACTCGATACGATTGGTTGGCAATCCGAAAAAGTAGCATCATTGGAGTTTCTATTTACATGAAGTATGTTGTTGAGTATCAACGAGCGTTTGGGCAACCAGATAAAAGAGAACAAGTCTTTGACGATGAGTCAGAAGCAAAATGGTTTGAACGTGCCATGAAACGTACTAACTTTATAACTAAAATTACGGAGGTAAATGAGTGAACTTTTTAAAGGATGTTGCAAGTGAAATTGGTAATGAATATGCTAGTCTTGTATCCGACGGTGTTTCAGCAGGAGATACTAGTGGTTACATTGACACTGGTTCTTATATCTTTAATGCTCTCTGCTCTGGAAGCATCTATGGGGGTGTACCAGGAAATAAAATCACTGCTATCGCGGGTGAATCTAGCACTGGTAAAACTTTCTTTTGCCTTGGCATTGTTCAACATTTTCTTGAGTCAAATCCAGACGCAGGAGTAATATATTTTGAGTCAGAATCTGCTATATCAAAGCAGATGATTGAAGATAGAGGTATAGATTCTAATCGTATGTTGATTGTACCTGTAACTACAGTACAAGAGTTTCGTCTACAATCAATCAAGATCTTAGACAAGTACATGACAATGGATGACAAGAAACCTATGATGTTTGTTCTTGATTCATTGGGTATGTTATCAACATCTAAAGAAGTAGAAGACTCTGAAGCAGGTAAAGAGACTAGAGATATGACAAGAGCACAGGTTGTTAAGTCTATATTCAGAGTATTGACATTAAAATTAGGTAAAGCAAACGTTCCTTTACTTGTCACTAACCATACATATGATGTAGTAGGTGCCTATATTCCTACAAAAGAAATGGGTGGAGGCAGTGGATTAAAATATGCAGCATCAAGTATCATCTATCTTTCTAAGAAAAAAGAAAAGGATGGGAAAGACGTAGTTGGTAATATTATTAAATGTAAGAATGCGAAGTCACGTTTAACAAAGGAGAATAGTACAGTTGAAACACGATTATTTTATGACCGTGGACTGGATAGGTATTATGGATTATTGGAACTGGGTGAGAAGTATGGAGTCTTCAAACGGAAAGGCAATCGCGTTGTTGTCGGTGAGTCTTCCGCCTATCCTTCTGCTATCCTTGCTGATCCCTCCAAGTATTTCACAGAGGAAATAATGCAGAAGTTAGATGAAGCAGCAGCAAAAGAGTTTAGATATGGCAACTAAGTTATTAGATTATGTTAAAGTCTATGATAAACTGGTGCCTGACGATTTTTGTCAGAGCATACTTGAGACGTTTGGAAAATCCGACCACCAGTATATTGATAGAGAGCAGCGACCTACATTCACGCAACTAAATTTAACTCAAAGATTAAAAGCACAAGATCCTTTATGGGTGGATAAACATAAGGAACTTGAGAATAGATTTGTAGATGCTGTTGAGTTGTATATGGATGAGTTAGGATTAGGTCCTGACTTTCCTAATAAGTATTGCTTTGAAGAGTTTCGTTTAAAATGGTATAAACCAAATAACTATGATCAGTTTAAAGAACACGTTGACATCTATGATCACAATAGTGCTCGTAGATTTTTAGTAGTATTTTTATATTTGAATGATGTAACAGAAGGAGGAGAAACAAAGTTTATGAAATTGAACTGGACAGTTCAACCGAAACGTGGTAGTATATTGATATTCCCTCCTACTTGGATGTACAGACATGCAGGATTACCTCCTGTATCAAATGACAAGTATATTCTAGGGACTTATTTACATTACCTATGAACCTAGAACTCACGATTTTATCTAATCTCGTTTATAATGAGAAGTATGCTCGTAAGGTTCTACCGTTCTTAAAGGCAGAATACTTTAAAGAGAAAACTCATAAGATTATCTTTCTGGAAATCCATGAGTACATCAGTCAGTATGATGCTTTACCTTCTCTGAATGCTTTGTCTATAGAGTGTCAAGAAAGGGTAGATCTTTCTGAAGAGCAGTTTCAAACTATACTGGAGACTTTAAATGTCCTTTCCGATGATCCCTCAGACTACGATTGGATCGTTGATACTACGGAAAAGTGGTGTCAAGAGCGTGCGATCTACATATCTCTTATGGAGAGTGTCAAAATTGCTGACGGTCAAGATTCCAAACGTGACAAAGGTGCTATCCCTACGATATTATCTGAGGCACTTGGTGTATCATTTGATCAAAGTGTAGGTCATGATTACATAGGTAATGCTACTGAGAGATTTGATTTCTACAATAGGAAAGAAGATAAGATACCATTTGATCTTGACTTCTTTAATAAGATCACTAAAGGTGGTTTACCTAACAAAACACTGAACGTTGCACTCGCAGGTACAGGTGTTGGTAAATCATTGTTTATGTGTCATGTAGCATCTTCTGTTTTATTACAAGGTAGAAATGTTTTATACATTACCATGGAAATGGCAGAAGAAAAGATTGCTGAACGTATTGATGCTAACCTTTTGAATATTCCTATTCAAAAATTGTCTGATCTACCTAAGTCAATGTTTCAAAAGAAGATTACTTCATTGGGTAAGAAGACACAGGGTAAACTTATTATCAAAGAATACCCCACAGCGTCAGCACATGTCGGACACTTTAAGTCTTTGATTAATGACTTAGCATTAAAGAGAAGTATCAAACCTGATATTATCTTTATTGATTATCTAAATATCTGTGCCTCTCAGAGGTACAAAGGATCTATAGTAAACTCATACACCTATGTTAAAGCGATTGCTGAAGAACTCCGTGGTCTTGCAGTTGAGACTAATGTACCTATCGTCTCCGCCACTCAGACGACTCGTTCTGGTTTTGGTAGTAGTGATGTTGACCTTACTGATACGTCAGAATCCTTTGGTCTCCCTGCCACTGCTGATCTTATGTTTGCTCTCATTAGTACGGAGGAGCTTGAGGAGATGAATCAGATCATGGTTAAACAGTTGAAGAACCGTTATCATGATCCAACTATGAACAAAAGATTCTGTGTTGGTATTGACAGAGCAAAGATGAGACTGTATGATGTAGAGGAGTCTGCTCAAACAGACATTGTTGACTCTGGGCAAGTCGAACTAGATATTGCAGCAAAGTTTACTGCTAAGAAAAATTTCCAAGAACTCAAGTATGATTGATTTTCTAAAATATACACAGTTTGTTAATGCTGTGACGTCAGAAGAAAGTAAGTATGGCGGACATTTTCAAGATCGTCTAAGAGATTTAAACTCTAAAGACTTTCCTACACACAGAGCATTAACTGCTGCATTAGGACTATCTGCTGAGTCAGGTGAGTTCACAGAAATAGTAAAGAAGATAGTTTTTCAAGGTAAACCAGTTAACCAAGAAAATCTATTTCATATGAAACGTGAACTAGGTGATATCATGTGGTATTTTATACAAGCATGTATAGCACTAGATGTATCCCCAGAAGAGATAATCGAAATGAATGTAGAGAAGTTGAAGAGTAGATATCCAGGTGGAGAATTTGATGTACACTATTCCGAAAACCGTAAACAAGGAGATTTATGATTGGTAAACTCGATCCAGAAGAAAGAGTATTAGGACAAGAACCTATGCAACTCACACCAGATTTGATTGATAAAATCAATGCATACATGGCACATACAAAAAGAGATGGGTCTTATAACTGGTTACCTACTGACGAGTATGAAGTACAAATAGCAGGTACGTTTGCTGCTGATAGATTTATTGTTATCAAAAACAAAACAAAGAATCCAGTAGTCTCTGCTGAACCTCATCCTCATTTTGATTATGAGAAGAAGGTCTTTACTAAAGATGGTAGAGAAGAATATATGAAAGAGTTTGCAAAGAGTAAAGGCATCCCTGCACCAGAGGATATAGGATGAAGTATCACCTTTACGACGAACAAGAAAGACATCAAGGAAAGTTCGAGTCTGTCTACGAACTTAGAAAGTTTTTATGTGATCGTAAATATGATACCAACTGCGACAAAGATATAGGTTGCACATTTGACTACATTAAATCAATCAAATGGTTCTTTGAAATAGAAGAATAATGGATAAGAGAATAAAAGATTTTATAGAAAGATGGAAGAAGAGGTTAAGATTTCCTAAAATGCCTCCTCCAACTTGCCCTGCGTAATATTATATGCTATAATAATAGCATGAAAGAATTTAATTATGACCTCGATTACAAGTCTCTTGACTTTACAAATGAGGAAACTCGTGAACTTTATCGTATTGGAAGGGGAGAGCAAGGAGTTCTACTGGTTCGCCCTTATACTAACGATATCTGTGCTCATTGGAGATTTAAGACTCCAGAGATTGCACTAGAATCTGCTCATACTATCTTTGATATGTATCTAGATTACCTTGAAGAGAAAGACTTTATAGGTATGGATATGTGTCGTAAGTTTTTAGAGATGGGATTTACCAGAGCAAGAAGATATGCCAATCACAACTCTGGTAGAAAGTATGATAGTGAAGGTAATGTAAGACCACAAGAACCTGATCATGCTACTAGTAAGTATGCCAAGTCTGCTACGATATTTAAACGTGTCAGAGACATGGTTGCAAAAAGCGACATCTATGTTACAATGAGAAAGCAATGGAGAGCATCCGAATGAACATCTTTGTAACTGACCCTGACCCTATCAAGTCTGCACAAGTCTTACCTGACAAACATGTAGTAAAGATGCCATTAGAAACATGTCAAATGTTATCTATAGTTGCATCTAAGAAATGGGGTCATGGTTTTGGTGATCTTCCTAAGTTAGATGGCACACCATACAAAACAGAAAAGGGTGCATTTCGTAATCATCCATGTACTATATGGGCACAAACCTATTGGGACTGGTTGATAAGACATGGACTAGCACTATGCGATGAGTATAAGCATAGGTACAACAAGACACATAGTTGTCATTATACTCTTGATGCTGCAGCACAAATATTCCCTAGAGATACACCTCAACCATACTGGGAATATGAATTCACAAGGGCAATGTATCCTGAGTTTAAGTTCGATAACACTATCGATACTTTTACTGCATACAAGAGATACATAGCAGCAAAACCTTGGGTAAAAAACAACTACCTAAGAAAACCTGATCGTAAACCAAACTGGGTATGAACAACATAGGATTAGAAGTTGTCTTTTGGACAGTATTATCAGTATACCTTCTAGCAAAACTAGGAGTCTTCAAAAAATGAGTAGTGTTATTTTTAGAAAGCATCGTGTGTTCAGAGAGACAGACGATGTTATTTTCTATGACATAACAGTAGAAGAATGTAATGCAGCAGACTTAGTTGTTCACGAAGGTCCTGCAGTATCACCTCCACCTGATTGTGTAGGAGGTAAACAGTTCTACATTCATAGTTTTCAAGATGATTATAATAGAGTTGTATCAGGTGAAAGAACTTTTGAGTTGGTAAATTATGAATGGAAGTGCCCATATCATATAGTGCATCTCAATGTGCATAGTGGTGCTTTGTTTATACCTCGTGGTACATTTCATAGGTCAGAATCAGGAGAGAAAGGTTCTATCGTAATCAATCAAGCACATAGGTATGATGGATTTGATGCGTCAGCAGAATTTTATCCAGTATCTTCTGCTGAAAATAAAGATCTGTATAATATATTAAGGAACGAAAAACCTGTCATTCATTCTTTGGGAGAGTAGATGTTTTCTAAGCGTCATATCGGACCTTCTGAGTCAGAACAAAAGCAAATGCTTGAAGATTTAGGTCTATCTAGTCTAGATGAACTTGTTAGAAATATTGTACCAGATTCTATTTTGTATAGAGAGAAGACAACCTTACCAAAAGGATGTGATGAACATAAAGCATTGAGTGAACTTAAGAATATAGCAAAAGCAAATAGAGTAAAACCATCTTTGATGGGTCAAGGATATTATAATACAGTAACACCATCTGTTATCAAAAGAAATGTATTGGAAAATCCTGCATGGTACACATCATATACACCATATCAGGCAGAGATATCACAAGGTAGATTAGAATCATTGTTTAATTTCCAAACTCTAGTTACAGAGTTGACTGGATTGCCAATAGCAAATGCATCTTTATTAGATGAAGCAACTGCAGCAGCAGAAGCAATGACTCTAGCATACAACTCAAATTCTAAGTACAATACATTTTTAGTAGATAGTAGAGTATTCTTTTCTACACTTCAAGTTTTACAGACAAGAGCAGAACCATTAGGTATTAACATAGTAACTCTTGATTTGAATGCTCCTATACCACTAGAAGAGTTTAAAACTGCATTTGGATTCCTTATGCAACTACCTAACTCTGTTGGTCAACTTAAACAACCTAATGGATTGATGCGAGTTTGTGATGTACATAAAGTTGTTAAGATTGCAGTTGTAGATCCTATGTGTCAGGTTCTAATGAAACCTGTAGGAGCAATGGGATTTGATATAGCAGTTGGTAGTATGCAGAGATTTGGTATACCTATGGGATTTGGTGGTCCTCATGCTGCATTCTTTGCAACAACAGACAAGTATAAAAGAAAAATACCAGGTAGAATAGTTGGATTATCTAAAGATACAAACGGTGATCCTGCATATAGATTAGCATTACAGACTAGAGAGCAACATATACGAAGAGATAAAGCAACAAGTAACATTTGTACAGCACAGGCACTACTAGCAAATATGTCTGCGTTCTATGCGATCTATCACGGACCAGAAGGATTGAAAAAGATAGCAAGACGGATCTGGTTACTAAGACAAACTCTAGTTCGTTGTTTAAAATGGTGTGGTATAGAGGTAGTAGATGGTGATGGATTTGATACTGTGAAATTTAAATCTATTAGGATGATTGATGGGTATAATGTGACTATAAAAAATGGTTGGACTACATTATCTGTAGATGAAACTACTACATTTGAAACAATATACAGTATTATTAATAGTCAAGTTTCATTTGACTCAAGTAAAACAACTGTCATCAGTGTGTGGGATAGTTGCGTAGATGATATGTGGAGTAATATACCTCCAAGAAGTAAACCTTGGTTAGAACAAGAGGTATTTCACAAGTATAGAAGTGAAACTAACTTGATGAGATATATTCATGAGTTAGAATCAAAAGATTTCTCACTGATTCACGGTATGATGCCACTAGGAAGTTGTACTATGAAGTTAAATTCTGCAGCAGAACTGACCCCTGTATCATGGGAAGAGTTTGCTAATGTGCATCCTCATACACCACCAGGTCAGATTCAAGGATATGATAGAATGATCAAAGATTTGACTGAATGGTTGTGTGATTTGACTGGTTTTCACTC